ATATTGCTGCCGAGAGGCTGCACCATTATTTTGAAACTGTACAGCTTGATTCGTAACGTTACCTGTAGCCGCTGCTACTGGATTAGATGTGTTGTTAACTTCTGGTTCGTCTGCTAAGATAGGTGTTACTGAGAGAAGACAGAGAGCGAGGTAGTAGTAGTATTTATAGTCCAATCTGTTGTTGCGTCTATTTGCTCTACTAAGCCTGCTGCTCTTGATGTTATTTCGAGTGTCCAGTCCGCAGCTGAATCTTCGACAGAAAATGTTGTACCGTCTGCTGCAATGTCTCCAGAAGGAGTTACATTTGAGCCTGACCAGCTTTTGACCTCTGCTCCAAATACCTGTGTCTGCTTGACTTCCTGTACTACTTGAGTTGTAGTTGTTGTGCTGTTCATCGACCCCTGAGTAAACTGAGGAGTTACTGTATTTGCTCTTGCAATGCTGGGTGATAACAGGGCTAAGAGTATTATCCATTTATTCATGTCTTTGGTTTTTCTTTTTCTTTTTTACCGTTACCTGTAGTTAGTCCAAAAGTTGCAAGTGCCCCAGTAAACACCGAAGCTACGAACGTGATATCAGCTGAAGTATTTGACTTCTTAACCATAGGTAATTCAACATAGTTTAATGTAATAATAAAACCTGACCAGATCACAACACCTAGACGCACCATTGCACCTAGTATTTGCATCTGCTCTTCATGGTCGTCTATGTTTTCTTTGAGTTTTGTAAAGAGTCCTTTTTTTTCTGCCGGTTTAGTTTCCATTTATCTACTTTTCCTTGTATTGTTTTTTGTAGTTTTTTCTTAATCGTGTTAAAAAAAGGTTGAGCAAAAGTAGTCACAGCTACTGCTGACACTGCTGCATAAGTTGCAGCCATAACCACTTCAGTAGTTGGTAACGGTACTTCAAAGTTAAAGTAAGGTATATCAATTTTAGGAGTGGGTGGTTGCTCAGTCTTTTCTTCAGTTTTAGACTTAACTCCTTCAGGTGGTTCTAGATCACTAGGAGGTACAACTAAAGGAGTATAGGAGGGTATGTCTGCGACTGGTTGATCTAATGAAGGTGTTTGGTATATCTGAGCTGGTGGTAAGGCTAGGGTGGGAAGAGTTAATGCACTAGGCAAAGACTCTAACGGGAGTTTTAGGGCTAACTGACTTCTTGTCCCAACCTGTAGGAAGCGGACCTAAGTAGTTAACGTGAAACCCCGGTTGTTTAACTGGAGCTTCTATTTCTTTCATAGTTCCGTCTTCCTGTTCTTCCCATTTACCACCCTTATAAATAACACCTACTACATCTATTGAATGTTCGTGAGTATAAGCGTCTAATACTTCTGATGTAATAATGTTACCTTCTTCATCTTCTTCGGTAACTGTTTTGTAAAACCCAGCTTTTTTAGCTGCCGTTTTCCATGTCTTTTCGCTAGTCCATTTAAAGTATGGACCATACGTTACAATTTCTTCTTCCATAATTTAAGATGTAATTTTGTTTAATGTGTTATTTGTTAAGCCTTTTTTCCATATAGCAATACGACTAACTGCTCCATTTAATGAACTCGCACCAGAGTTATTCCCACCAATAAACATTGTGTCTGCTTTTTTTCTAGTTGGAGTTGTAAAGTCTGGAGTTCCCGCAAATCCATCTGCATATATAATAAAATCATTATGTTTAAAACGGAAAGCTGCTTTATGAGGGTCGTCTTTCGTTGAAAAAGTGTATATAGCTTTATTTGCAACATTATCGGCAGCAGCATTGTCATTAGCAGTTAAGAAGTAAATACTTTGAATTGACCCATCATATTGTGCAAAATATCCAACTGAATTACTACCGTTTCTAAAAAAACTTCCACCTTCATTATTAAATATATTGAGATTACCTCCAGTAGTATTGGGTATATTTTGCCACGCTACAAAATAACTTATAACATCTGTTGAATAAAACGCTTGTTTTCCGTTAGATCTGGTTAATCTTGATCCACCTATTGAGTCAAAGATGTCAGCACTTCTTGTTGCACCATTTGTTTGGCCAGTAGATGTAATATAGGAAGTACTACCCGCACCTTGTTCTAATTGAGCACCCCAAAAATATGCAGATTCGCCAGAAGCTGTAAAGCCATAATCACCGTCATCATCTAGTAAAGCAATGATAACACTTGCATTACCAGTAGCAGTACTTTCTGTTGATGTTCCTTCGATTCGATACCAATTATTAGGATACTTTGTTATTTTGCCAGTCCCTGTATTTCCAAATGCTTGAGCACTTGTATCTACTTCCTCAGTATCTAACTTAAAAACTTTCTGAAGTTGACCTCCTATATTTCCAGATTTAGATATACTTAAATATATCCGGTTACTTGTATTAGCTTTTACAAATACACTTAAGGTATATTGATGTGTTCCAAGACTAAAATTGTCTCTTATACGATGATTAGCATTACCTGTTGCTGTTATTAAAGTTGCAGTATTTGTTCCGTCTGGTGCTGTTGTTGCTGTTGTATTAGAGTCAAGTGATATATTGTCTTTTGTCCACTCACTTTGCGAAAAATCTTGGCTGTAAGGAAATAAGTTCGTAGCTGCCGGTTCAAGATATAAACCAGTAGAAGTTAATGTCTCTGGATCATGGCTGTATCTAGGAGGACCACTAATTGTGTCTGTTGTGAGATAGTAGTCGCCAGCTTCAGAACCTTTAACAAGTTGACACCCCCAAACATAAACTTTAGTACCTACTTTTTTGTACCAAGCAGAAAATACATAAGCCGTGTTTTCTTCTACAGCCACAGTTTGGTATATATATCTCATACCATCTGCACGTCTAAGAGGATATACTCTCATTGAAGTTTGACCACTTTCGGTAGTTATAGAAACGTTATATCTAACCCACTCGCTAGTAAGTGAGTTTAAAAATGGATATTCAGTTCCTTGGCTATATCCGGGCATCCAATTGCCGGGATTTGTAGTACTATTAAAAAAACCCCATTTTGCAGAATCAAAATTTGGAGTATCAGCAGTTCTTGATCCATCAGGATCTACAACATCATTAGCAGTAAAAGAAACATTAGATTGTTTAGACCAATCACCATGAGTTAAGCGTTGACTATATTTAAGAAGGTTTGCATAAGAAAACTTAATAACCCCATTATTATCTACAAACTTTGCATTTGATTGCCTGTTGGTGTAGTTATCTATGGAAGGCATAAACTCTGAATTTGTATCAGCTTTTGCAACCTGTACTCCCCAGATAAAAAAGTTCTCATCATTAGCTGTAAAATTAGCCTCACCTTCACTATCTAAAAATGATACAGCTACGTTAGCACTAGCTATTGTAGAAGCTGTAGTTGCTGAAACCATTTGTACTCTAAACCAACCATTACCTACAGGAGTTACAGAACTAGTGGTAATACTACCTGTAGTAAAACCTTGATTAGGTCTATTTTGGGAATCTACATATCCTTCATTTAGATTAAAACTAACTACATTAAAAGTATTTGGATTGTTAGTCTCAGTCGGCGTAGTCCCATCGTTCCATGTCATACCTAATCTACCAATTTTCCAACTTCCAGCTTTAACATAAACTGAAGCACTATATTTTACTGATGGTTCTAAAGTTAGGTTTTGCCTAAACTGATGCTGACTACTACCAGTACCAGTAGCTATTAGTTTACCCGCATCATATGTACCAAAAGGTGAAGCTGCTGCATATGGTTCAAGTATGGTATTGTTGCTATCCAGCCATCCATCATAGAGTTTTCTAAATGAAGTGTTGGTAACCAAGTTATCGGTATACGTACCAAAATTATCACCCACTATTGATGTTATCTCTGCGCTTCTTGTAACACCATCTGCTTGTCCAGAAGTTGGTATGTAGGAAGTAGCAGCTTCACCAGCTTCAAGTTGAGGTCCATAAAAGAAAATACTTTCACCAGCTCCAGTAAAAGAAGCACTACCATTTGTATTCAAAACATTTACAAAAACAGTACAGCCACCACTACTACTACTTAAAGCAACATTTGTTATAATTGTAGCTCTGTACCAGTCGTTACCATAATTTTCTATATAACCTGTACCCGTAGAAACATTTATAGTTCCATTGGTTAAATCTATTTCTGCTTTTGCTTTTTCTCCAGATTGCCCTATTTTTATACGTGCTTTAGATACATCATTAGAATTTACAACCGCACCTTTTTTTAAAAACACACTAAAAGTATATTTCAGTGAATCTATATTTGAACTATTGACAGTATCATTCATATGGTGGCTACCAGTAGTAGCTGCTGCTATTAACTCATAAGCTTCGTTTACACCAGTTGGGGCAGTTCCAAGCGTTGAAGAAATATTAAGATCAGTTTTACTCCATTGACTTGAGGTCGCATCTTTATTAGAAATTAAGTTCGTAGCCCCCTGTTCAATCAACAACCCTCTAGATTCTTTAGTTACTGGGTCATGGGTAAAACGTGGTGCTCCTAAACCTTGAGTTGTAGTTTTAATTAATTCAGTTGCAAGTCCTGTAACAAAACCGTTATTACCAGTATTGTCTGACTTTTCAGCTTGTCCACCCCAAGCATAAACA